TTATTGCGGTCTTTCATCGGTATAAATGCTAAGCATTACGCTATCTTCCTTACCGGGACCAATAATCACTTCACCATCGAGATGCGAAGGAGAGTAAGCCCAAATAGTCGGGCTTGAGTTGCCTTGCACTCCCAACTTTCCCCACGCAATTTTTATACGTGATCCTGAAAATGAAACGTGATCCCCATCACTGTCGATGGATTGGCCACTTTCAACCACTTGAATTTTAGTAACTCCAGCGGCATTCAAGTCGAAATCTACACCATCCTTGGTGACATTGTATTCTTCTTGTGCACTAGAGTTTTGATAGGCAGTAACGCGCAGCATGATTACACCGCGCTTAGCTCACGCACAAAGATTTGTGCGGCTGGGATATCTACAGTATCACCATCTTCATTGGTAATATCTCTGTCGTTAGCGTCGACACTCACAAGAACTTCAGACGCTGAGCAATAAACAACTTGAATATCATCGGTCGATGCTGCCACACCGCTTGGGTCAATACCACTTTTACCATTGATGGTTACTAGCAAATCATTGCCAGATGCAGAAAATGATACGTCAGTCCCAGTAAGTGGAGTGGTGGCAATCGACTTAGATTGGATAGTTGCCAAACTATCTGCCGCGGAGGGATTCTTGCACAGATGAGCAACGGTTACATTGTCCTTTAAATACTGGTAACCGTGTTGTTTGATCACAAGCTTAGTAAACATAATTAAACCTTATTAAGTGAATAGCTGTTTGCTATTGGGGTTATTGAATATATTGGTGTTACAGGTTGCAGGCGTAAGCCCGTTAAATCAGTGTTATCTCCACTTAAAAGAACATGAAGTATCTCAGTCTCTGTTAGTTGTTCTACCTCAATAGTTTTTATCTTCTGTAAGTCTTTTATTGAAAGCGCTTGGGCGTCTGATGCTTGCTCAGCAGTTACGAGATCCAATTTATTGACCTGACTAACTAGCAGAGTTTGGGCGCCTTCTCGCTGCTCGGCCACTATAAGAGTGATTAACTGACCTGTGTATTGCTCCACCGTTAACGGAGTAGCGTTCTGTATTTCTTCAGCAACCACGAAAGTTAAAGCCTGAATACTCGACAAGCTTGCGCTTAGCGCTTGCTCAACCTGTTGAGCTACGATGCTATTTAAGCGCTGATGCTGAATTGGCGTTAATATTTGAGCTTCTGAAAGATGCTCTGCAGCTATCGAAATCACGCTTTGTGATGCCGTTTGCTCAACAGTCAACATCGAAGCTTGATGCCGTTCTTCTGAAATGGTGGCGCTGCCCACCTGCGAGCTAACAAGATTCAGCACATAACCATTCGTTACGTGCTCGCCCGTAAGTAAATTTACCGAAAGTGCTTCTGATATTGGTAGAGTAAGCGCTTCTTGCTTGTTTTCTGCGGTAATAAGGCTAACGGGTTGCGAAACCGGTTCGGGAGAACTTCCATCATCGTAATAAATCCAGTGGTCATTATTAGCTGGAAAGCCGCTTAACTGTCCGTGCGCACCGCTTACTGTTTCAGTATATTCAATATCAGGGTTGCCGCTCGTGCTTGACTTGATAAAAGAATGAGTGAGTACGCCGTTTTGCCATACCTGATTGCGATAAATTTTACCCGTAAAGAGATTTTTAAAGTTGATATCGCCTAGTTCAAAATAGTTCGTCTGGGGCCCCACCTCCTCAAGCGATCCACCATCAATAGACCACGAAACTAAACTGTCTGTAGCTTCCACCCTGATTACAGTGCGAGCACTTACAACCACTGGCGTTGATGATGTAACAGTAGGTAAACCAGCGGAACCATTACGGAGTTCCCACAATCCGCTATCAGCTTTGAGATAGCGGAAATCACTCTCGTTAAAATTGATAACTCGCTGATTCGTTGTATTGGGAACGTCTACTTCAAATTCCCATGCCCATGTTCCGTTTAGGCGAATAGTAGGTAACGAAACTAAGCCACCAACTGAACAATCAAGAGCAAGTGCCATTAGATTATAGCCCCGTATAGGTCATCTACATAAAGCGTTGAATAGCGTGTTGGCACTTGGCACACATAGTCTTTGGCTTCTTTCACTACATCAAATCCGGTGATACGTTGAGTTACACCTTGGATTTGTGCGTACACTTGTGGCCGGTGCGGTTCTACTTGTTGAGATAGAGTAATTTTGATGTAACCATCAACAGGAGTGACGGGTTTTGTTTGGATAACTTCACCGCGAGCTTTTCGCCAGTCATACTCACTTACGTTTTCAAATGGTTTTACCGTGACGTTGGCAGCGTTAAATACAGCGGTCGCAAATCCTAGTGTCAACGTTCCTTCTTCAACCAGGCTGTTCATTTTACTGGAAAGCCTGTCACCATCAGTTTCGGCGCTGTCTTCCGCTTCGTTTTTACGAAAATCGAATCTTCCACCACCGCTTCTAAATAAAGTTAAAAAAACCCTTACTGACTCGTCAGTGCTTTCAATGGCTTCAAGGGCACTCAAATTACCCGGGTGTTTATCGAATATGACGCCCATGTCATTAGTGTTAAGGATAACGCCCCGACTTTCTGTATGCGTCCTTGCTGCGCTCAATGTCTCAAAATCACCTAGCTTCATTAGTTGATGCTCCAGATGCTAGCCATGTTTTCGACAGCCAGTTCGTGCGCCTCTTCTAAATCTGCAAGAGTCACATCAGTCATTACACCGGTGGGCGTATCGGCAAGCGACCATTGGATATTGGTTAAATCTTTGCGCTGTGCTGCCAAAATGGCATTTGCCATGCGAGAAATACTTTGCTCGTCTGCATCATATTTATTGCCGTTTGATGTGGTGACTACCGCGATATCAAGAAGTTGTTGGCGGGATGCTTTGAATTGGTCAACTTGCTCTTGCTGGGCAATGCTATCTCTGTTTTCTTGAGTTAGGCGCTGAATGTAGATTTCGCCAGATTGCTCTTTAGCTAATAGGGTTTGCCATACGTCTATTGTGTTGCCGGCTGAATCTTTGCGCTTAAACCCTTCACGTATTACCCCTGAGTGGGTTGGCAATCCTTCTCCTTCATCCCACATCCAAGATATAGAACCATCTTCGTTTTCTTTAAATGTATCGACTTTTAGGAAGTCGCTTTCTTCGATAAATTTTAGCATTGTTATTCCTTAAAAGTTGACGGTTATTTTAGAAGATGCGGTTTCTGTTGCAATAACTAATGGAGTTCCTGCTTGATAAGAACCTGTCGGTAAAGTGTACGTAAGTCGGTGCAACTTATTTGATGAAGCAGACGAAGCAATAAAAGAGGTTACTCCTGATGCTATTACAGCACCTGTCAAACGGTTTAAAATAGAAAACTGCCCTGTTGTAGATGAGCCTGTAACTGGTGTTGGACTGTTTATGTGAGCAATGAAAGCACAAAAACCTGTGCTACTAACTATCTCTCCCTCCATTAACCAGTCATTTGCAGCAACTCCTCCAAACTCATTAAAATTAGTGTTACCGCTATGATAGAGTTCTGCCCAAGCAACGTCGTTAGACTGAGGACGTGTGCATCCCAACCAAGCTTTAATATCTTGTCTTGTGGATACGTTTCTTTGGTATATAAAGTTAGTTCCAGTGGCAGCGGGGTACGCTAAAACAGATGCGTTAAAAGTAGGTGTTTCTGGTGCGTCAGTGGCGCCACCAATTGATTTATAAAAGCCAGATTGTTCATTTAATCCAAAATCTGTGATGCCGTCAGCAGAAGAAGTGGCCAACCCTAAACCAAAAGCGCCAACCTCCATTAAACTACCATTAACGGTTCCTACATTCTTTGTAGCAGCACTACCTAAATACCCCTTAGTAACAACATCATCATTAGAACTAGGTGAAGCAGCTTTAATTCTGCCGTTAGAATCGCGCTTTACGAAGCTATTAGCCGTAGCTGTTGCGCTGGCGCTACTGACTAAAGATTGAATATCTGTGATTAACTGTTGCGCTGCTACGCCAGCTGATGCAGCTGCAGCAGCGCTCGGTTTGATTGTGGCTGATGTAGTTCCGGTGCTACCAGGCCAATTATTGTAAAGTGTAATGGTGTTACCACTTACCGACTTCACCTCCACCGGTTCGTTGTAGTTGCCGGCTGTTAATGATGAATTAGCTTTTACGCTATCCAAGCTTGGGCCCGTATTAACGGTTACTGTTTTACTGCCATTAGTAAAAGACAGGCTAGAGCCTGTCCAAAATGTTGCTGTCATTATTTATTCCTCGGTGATAATGAGTCGTACCGACTGACTTCTAACAAACTGTTGCGAGTGATAGCGAGTCTGGTTTGAAACAATTACCCTGTACGAGAAATTGCTCAACCCTGCTGTTGTGTCTGTGAATGTCCACGTGCCGCCCAGCTGCTCGTCTGTTCTGCATCTGTCAACCTCATCAATGTATGTTTTGGTTACTGTGCCCTGTTCGTATTGCGTTTGAATGGTTTCCCAATTGCCGCCGCCAATCTTCCGCTGCAGCGTTACATTGCAACTTGGCATTACGGCGCCAGGCTCACTGCTACATTGCCCATCGACGAACGACAATGCGTTCCATCCAACTCCGAACACTACGTTTTTTTGACGGCCGTTTGTGCCGAATGGCCCTACCTCGATTGACGGGTTTAGCGTTATCAGTGTTGAACGAGCGCTATTACTCAATACGCCGGCGCTCAGACTTCCCCCAAAATACGCATCGCCAGAAATATCTCGCCACTGCGTTGCGTTGGTCTTTGTTGCTAGCGTGTAATCGGGTTTACTGCCGTTCATGAATTTTGGGCCGTAGTAATACGTGAGTGAATCGGGACCGAGGCCATCGGGGTTGCTGAGCTCCATGTAACCTGCCCCGATATTTTCAGACGCATTAGAGCGCAGCGTGCCGTTAAACACATAGTCATCCGCCTCTGTATCAAAAAACAAACGTGAGGCGCCCTTACTGTTTTGAAATATCACACGCATTGTTTTGAATATGATTTCTGATACATCTGGCGTGGCGCCCAGCTGTATGAGGGCGGCGTTTCCGTTGGCATCAACAGCGAGTTGCGCAACAGCACGGTATTCCTCTAGTTCACCATCAACCTCGGCAAGAAGGGTTAGTGCAGTATTCGCTTTCCCTTCGGCTGTTTCTGCTGTGCTTTTTATTCCCGTGATCGCGCTTGCGTTAGTCGTTGCCTTACCTTCAGCTGACTCGGCCGTGGTTTTAGCTTGCTGTGCAATTGTGTTAGTGGCACTCAAACCATTAGCACTATCATTGACCGCGTTTGAAATACTTTGGATGGCGTTAGTGTTAGTCGTCGCCTTACCTTCAGCTGACTCGGCTGTCGCTTTTGCTTGCTGCGCAATTGTGTTGGTTGCTGTTAAATCTTCGTTCAGAATGCTTACATCATTCTCGATTCTTGTAATGGATGAGGCGTTTTGCGCTGCGTTCGATGCAGCGTTTTGCGCTGAAACTATAGCTTCCTGTGCGAGAGTAAAGTTAGCCTCCACATTTTGTTCTATGTTTGTTGCCCTACCCTCAATAGCGCTTAAAGATATTGCGTTTTCATTAGCTTTTACCTCAACTAAATCAATGCGAGATAGCGCGCCGGTTAGGTTGCCACTCAAACCCGATACGCTAAGGTTTAACTGCTCTATTGCGCTAGCATTGCCCTCAGCATCTGTCTCCACTTGCGATAAGCGCTTATTGGTCGCGGTAATGGCGTTACCGTTTGATAATGTTACCGTTTGCAATGAACCAATATCTTTAGCGAGAGAGCCTTCTGGCGAAACGTCAATCTGAAGTTGGTTAACCGCCAGTGCAACCGACTCATTGGATTCGGCCTCTTGCATATAAGCAGATAAGTCATTAACTGCCTGCTGAAGCAGTGCCGCTTGCACATCGTAGGTTTGGATTTGCTGTGAGGCGAGCCCAGCTACTTGTTCTGTAATACCCAAGCTATTTACTTGCTGTTGAACATCGCTAATTGATGACTCAACACCTTCAATGTCTTGCTCAAAGCTTTGAACAATATCTTGAATAGTACCGGTTTGACCGTTTAGGAACGTGGCCGCAGATACAGCCTTCTGAATGACATTGTTATCAATAAGTTCTTGGCGTTTGGCTTCTAGCGCAATGATAGTGTCTAGCGCATTAACTTTTTGTTCAACGTTGCTAACCGTTATTGCGTTTTCATTGAAATAAGACGTTGATACACGTTGCGCTATTTCTGCTTCATTGGCATTAATTGCTAGCTCGGCAGCATTAACCCTTGACGTTATGTTAGCCAAGTCCTGTGTAGTGGCGTCTGCTTTACCAATGCTAATCGATGATATTTTAAATTCATCACTGACAGAGGCGCCCAGCACCAAGCGAACGCGGGTAACTGTACCTGTGTAGCTCGCCATCGCAGAGAAATCAATTAGCAGTATCGACGCTTCTTCTACGTAGTTAGCGTAAGTCTCAACTGAGCTATCATCACGTTCGATAATAACAGTGCCAGACCAACCCGAACCAGCTAGGCGCTGTAGCGATACACGAATTAGCTTGTTTTCGCTTGCTAGATAGTTAAGCGTATTATTCTCAATATCGCCGTGCGTAACCGTAATTTCGTTAAGGCCAGCGGTTAGCGTTCCATTAACTGCTTCCCAGCCCTGGGCGCTATCGAAGAAGTTGAACGCATAGGCAGGCTCTAACGCTGAAATTGACTCACTTACAATAGCTGTGGCTTTCGCGGTGATAATGCCAGGTACTAACGAAAGTTCTGAAGATAAACTTGTTATTGCATCTTCAGTCTCACCGATGCGCTTAGAAGCAAGCTCGACTTCGCCAGACACACCATCGATCTTCAACGATGCTTCAGTGAATTTATCATCAGCATAGTTGTAAGCGCGATTAACAATAAGGCCGTTAGATGGGTCACGGTAGACAACAGCGTTGGTAAGTTCTTCGCCTTGCTCTATTCTACGCGCCAGTTCGATTTGATACGTTGCGTTTTCACTGATGCTTTGCAGTAAGAGTGCCTGCGCCGCTTCAGTGCTAATACGTTCTTGCTGAACAATGCTTAGCGTTTGTGCTTCAAAATCCACAAAGCGATTGTCAATATCTTCCACACTTAACTTTAAGCTCTCGATATCGACTGTGATCGGCGAAAGAATAGGCTCAATGATTTCAGTGATAGGCTGCGCATCATTGTGCGTTGTAGCCTCAACCGATAACCAATCAGAAACGCCCAGAGGATTGTGCGAACGCACCCAAATTTTATAGTTGGTGATAGGTGACAAGCCAGAGAATGTATAAGAAGCGGCGGGCCCCCTAATTAATCCGCCGGGCTCTGTCGCATTTTCATCGGTAATTGTGTAATCGAATGAAACTGAACTTCCCGCATTTTCTAGCCACGGAATAACTTCAATATCGAAGTTAGAAATGTTGAGGTTTATGCTTGTCGGTGGTGAAGGCACTTGCATTACAAGTGGAATTTCAGCCCAGCCAGAACGTTTACCTAAACCACTTAGTGAGCGAACCTGAAAGCGATACTGCCCCATATCAAAGCCAGAAAGCTCAACAGAGTGAGAAGCTACGCGCTCAGTTTGAATGATCACATCACCTTTTAGCACCCGATAATCGAAACGCTGAGATTCAGATACCCAGCTTGCTCTTACTTGAACAAAATTATCGTATATGTGCTCGATGTTTAAATCGGTTGGAACGTCTGGCGCTTTATTTGTATAGGTAGTATCTGGCAGCTCTGGCTTATTACCCAAACCAAAGAAGTCATAGATGTAAGGCTGATGTTCACGAATAGTAAGCTTTACTTCTTCCCTGTTTTCTTCCTTAGACTCAATCCTAAATAGCTTTGCATCCCAAAATGGCAACCCACTCATGTAAGTAACAGGAACAACATCACCCACATCATAAATAGTGGCCCACTTTGGCAGGGTTATAGTTGTTCTGGTCTGGTGGCGAGATACTTCAAGATAGGTTTTAGCGAACTCTAGCGCTTCGTAATAATTGCGACAGGTTTTTAGATCAACGCTTTCTTCACGCAAGAACCCATTATCTTCAGCAAGCATCTGTTCAAATAACTCGCTATCAGGTTCAGGGTAAACCGCCTCTTGCTTACTGCCATCTGCTGCAGGATCATAATAAGTGACACTTACACGGTTAAAGCGATTGTTCTTGTTGCCTTCTGTAATTTTACCCATTTGAAGAATGTCTTCTTCGAGAATGGGCTGATCAACAGGCGGGTTATCTTCTTCAATAATTAATGTGAGCTGGCCATCAATAATAGGTAGCCAGCCGCGCATTGGCTTGAGTAATGTATTTACGTTTTCAAGGACAGTTGCGCTCGTATCTATTGCCACATTACAGCTGAATAAATCCCTAAACACCCCACTGCCTTTACGCTCTTCTATATCCGAACTACATAACGCTTCTGCATAGCTAAATGAGGCGCTATTGATGTAAGAAGATGTAAGGCCTTTGCCGTAGATACCATTGGTTAAATAATCCAATAAAGCGGTAGCAGGGTTTGAAAATGTGGTGCCAGTTAAATCTGCTGTAAGATTCGGCTCTGATAGAATAGCTGTTTCATCGTCATGGTATTCAAGCCGGATATAAGAACATGCCTTACCTTGTAATTTGTCTGATGCTCTCCACCCAGCGCGAGTGAGGATAGGGTCTGAGTAGTTTCCCATACCATTAGGGAAATTGCGAACGTGAACAGCGCGCTTGTCACCTGCATAGAACGCATCATCGTTTGAAGAGTCTGGGATATCATCAATATAGACTTCATCGATACTCTCAACCGCTTCACCCCATACAACGATGATATGAAGCAAGTCATTCGGATAATCGTCATCATCATTATCGTTCGTTTCTTTGAATACGATGTGACCAGGCTTCTTTTCAACTTTTCCGTAAACTTTCGCAATATTTGCATCTGTTTCAGCACTCGTTAATTCGGCACCCGGTGCTAGTTGCTTCGGCGGGTCTGGCATTAGCCAGCCGAACGCAAACTCAAATACGTCTTCTAAAAAACCCAAACCCATTAAGGTAACTCCGGTATAGGAAACTTCGAATACGGTCTAGTCGTGTCGTAACCGTATGAGGCTGATGAAGGTGCTTTTCTGCCCCAGTAAATTTTGCGTTTAGCCTTTGCAACATGATCAAAAGCAGTATCAGTTGGATAGTTCCGCTGCTGGCTCTTAGTGTTTGTTCTAGTACCGGCTTCTTTATCAAAGTCAGCCCAAACCGAAGTGATATTTGCCAGTATCTTTCTTTTTTCGGGGTCTAAATCGCGCGAGTCTAAAAGCCCTTCGAAGACATTGCTGGTGAAGATGAGGCCAAGATCATCATAGTGCTGCTCATAAATCGTTACAGGACCATTCATCCAGCCTTCATTAAGAAACAGGGGCACAAAGCTATTTTCGTTTGCGTCTATCTCAATGCCGATATCGTTAGTCTTCGGCTCTGAAGTTGTTTCAATATCATCAATGCTTTCATCATCGATGTAGCCGGGGTAATAGGTTGCGCCTGCAAAATCAACTTCGGCATCAGAGTCAGTGATATACGCCCACTCACCATTGATTTTCATTTTCACCAGATAAATAGTCTTCCTCCCCGCGCGGTAGTTTTCTTTCAACCGTTGCAGGGTTATTGAATCCAGTTGCTTCATATTTGTTCGATTAGCTCAACGTAGTGCGAACCCCAGCGCGCTTTATTTGCGGTAGTGGCATCGCTATCGCGACCGGTCATTGAAACCTGAAACTCCACAGCATCACCGTACTTTACCGACGATGGCGCAAGATGATTTTGGATTAATGCTTGAGTAAGCTTCACTTCAACGTGCCCTGAAGAATTAGCGTTCGCATCCTCAAGAACGCGATACGCTTTTTTGCTACCAGTTATTTGGAGAAAATCGCCCGCTATTACTGCGTCGACTTCGTTAGGTTGCGCACCCGCCAATATGATTGTGGAAGCCCCTTTGTTCGCAGCCTGATACACATAGAGCCCTGTCTGGGCTCTATGTGAAATCATTGGGTTCACTAAGGCGAACACTTCAAATTCACCTTGGTAGCTATCGAGCACCGCATCTATTCGCGAGAACTCTCGATAGATCTTCATTTGAGATTGCAGGCTAAACTGGTAGTAAGGTTCTTTGCTGCTTTTGGAGCGATAGCGCCTTAATCGCGCTTTTGGAATAATCGTGTGGCTTATCAACTCAGCCTGGATTGATTCAAAATCATTAGTTGGAAACATTAACGAGGCCTTTGCAGTTGTGCTTGCACTTTGCGTATAAACTGTTTTGGTAGCTTATCAACGCGAGAAAGCATTTCTTCAGGGGAAAAATTGCCGCCATTGAACGTGATAGGTGCATTAATGCTCACCCCCTCACCTTGACCTCGGGTTAAGTCGATTACTTTTTCACGCGGGTGAAGCATGGCTAACTTACCGCCCTTTCCATCCATGCCACCGATACGAGCACCGGAACCAGTAAAACCACCACCGTCATAGGAGGCAACCGCGGCGCTGGCAGATAATCCGGCTATCGCTGCGGCGATTGGTTGTGTGATAGAGAGTGCGGTACCCATGGCAGCTGGCGCCATTGCGGGGCCAACAATTGGAATCGCAGCCGTACTCTGGAACGCGTTAAGACCTGCCATCAATGATGATGCTTGGGCATTCAGCGCTAAACCTGATGCGCCAGCTACTGCTGCACTTTTACCCACAAACATTTGAACAAGCTGATACGCCAACCATTGCGCGGCCATTTGACCAAGCGCGTTTACAACGCTTCGAGCCATACCTTGCATTACGCCTTGGAAAGCATCACCCAAGTTTTCAGAATCGAAAACAACCGACTCTAAGGCATCACCCATCTGCCCAGAAAAATTCTCAATCGTGGTGGCTGAAAGCTCATCAAAGTTTGTTAAATTAGACTGCGCAGCTTCAAGCCAGCTCTCCCAGAAAGATTGGTTTCCTTCTTGAAGGTTTTCATAAGCTGTGAAACCTCGCTGCTCGAAGTTCTCCCAGAACATGCCAGCGTTTTCTGCCATGGACTCATCAAAGCTAAATGCATTAGCGTTAATGTCATCAATGAGAGCAAGACTATTGAGAAAAGAGTGCTCTACTTCTTTGGTGGCTTCTTCGACCTGCTTTGTAATTGGTGTGGTATCAATATTTGTTGCGGCGCCAGATAAATCAAAAGGATTTTCTAGCCCCTTAAAAATATCGTCGGTTTCACCATAACCAAGCTCATATTCAATTGGCTCACCTTTAATTTTTCTGGTGAGCTTGTCATACTGATCAGATAGGTATTCTGCTCGCTGCGCCAACTTATCCATTTCAGCAGTATCGACATTGGCACCAACTGCTTCTTTAAATTGAAGAAATGAAAGTTTTGCCTCAGTGACGAACTTGTCAATTTCAATAAAGTCGCGCTCGAAACGAACAATAGAGCCTGTATAAAAATCGTTTATTGCTTCACCGATATCGGCTAAAGGCTCTACGAAAGCTGACGCTAAGCTAAACTTTAACTTTTGCCCTGCCGCTTCTAGGCGTGCCATTTCATCAGAGAGATCTTTGACCTTAGTTACATCGGTTTCCGATATAGCTAGGTTTAGATCTCTGTATTCCTGCGCTAAGTCATTTACAACTTTTCCATTGTTTTCTAATGCAGGAATTAAAAGCGTGGCATCATTGGCAAGCGACTCCATGTAGAATACTTGCTCTTTGGCTGATACGTTCGCATCGTCCATTGCCTTTTTAACAGCAATAAGGACTTCGCTGCTTGAAAGGTTTTTCAATGCATCAGCGGTCAATCCGACCTTGGGTGCAACTTGCTCGAAGAAGTCTTTGAACGGGCCTGCACCTGTAGCTAGGAAATCACCCAGTTTGTCTTGAACATCTTTCGAAATATCAGCGAACTTTTCTTGGCTGATATTGAACTGCCCATAGGCGTAACTTAGCGCCTGAAACTCTTCAACAGTAACGCCAGCAAGCTTGGCTTGGGCGTCCAACTCTTTCGCTGAGTTAACTGCACTACTTGCCATTACCGCAAAAGAAGCAGTAACGCCAGCTACTGCAGCTGCGGTAGTAACTGCCTGCTTGGTTACCGTTCCTAGCTTTGAGTTGATCGCGGTGAAAGCCTGCGCGGTTTTATCCTGCGCTGAGATAATAAATTCGTATTTACTCACTATTCACCTGATTATCAATTATTCGCATGGCTTCAAGGTATTTGTGTGGCTGTTCGAGAACGCCACCTGACAGGCACAGTTGCCCCTGCTTGTAAAAGCCATAGAGATTTAAAAGGTTGTTACTTTGCGGTGTTACTTGACCTAGAGGGCAAATGCGGGTTGATTCAATTTTGCCATCTATTTTTATATCCCATTTATCGAAGGGTGCGGGGTTAGTTTCGTCGCAGTGCCTACCCCATGTGCAATTGTCGCAATTAAACGCATCACGTTTTTTAGCAACTTCTACTGCGATAATTAGTTTTTTCTTTCTGACTCTGCCAGCGCTGACTTGTTATAAATGGCCTGTGCTACGTGAACGAGATCTAATGCGGGAATTTTTGAAATCTGCGAGGCATCCTCTAAACCATAAGTAAGAAGTAACTTCACACCTACCGAATTCATTTTGTTAATACCGTTTTTAACCTCGTGACCATCCATCATTACTTCCATGAACTGAAGCGAATTAAGTGGCTTAATGCGGTAGCCTTTGGCGTTATCTTTAAGCAAAGGCTTTTCATCAGCGCCTTTAATTAGCTCTCCATCATCATTCCTTTGATAAGCGCTCAGTGGATAGTGAGTTTCAACTGCTAGTGCTTGCATGATAAATCCTTACTTAAACTCAATAGTGAATTCGTCATCACCCAGCGTTTCGTGCGCGCCGTAGGTTAAGTCATCAGTTCTTCGCTGATCACGCTCACCCGCTGAAATATCTCGAATCCCCACCTTCGCACTAACATTCCAAATGTTACCCGCCACTTTGCCTACATCGCCGGTAGTCATATCCATAAGCTCACCGTTTTTAAACTTCGTTTCGAAGTCGATCACGGAAATCTTTTGCGCTTCAGGGTCAATCGAGCCATTCGGGTCACGCTTTGATATTTCTACTTGCGCATAACCATCTGCTTCACGGACATTGCCAGGTGTAGAAATCGTGTTACCGAATGCTAATGAGAAAGAATTAATGATTGCGTCATAGCCACCGATAGAGAAAGGAACTTCAATAAACGGGCGTGGAACAGTTGCGTTGTATGCGAGTGCTGGGAAGTTTTGGTCAACACGACCAGCATCCTTTCCAGTAAATTCAAACTGGATTGTGCCTAAACCGCCGGCTTCTGCGTTAATTGTTGCTGTGCCTTTGGCGCCAATAATTTTATTTAAACGGCCATCTTGGTAGTAATAAATGGTGCAGGACTCATGGCCTTCAGATACTGGCTGATAGATTACACTCGCGCCGATAGTCTCAGACAAACCACAACAGCGTAATGCTTGACCAATTTCAGGAGCAACGCCAGCGGTACCGGAACCTTTCATTTCTGCGGTGAAAGTTAGTTTTTTAAGCGTACCCGCAAAGATAGATTGTTCAGTTGAAATGGTAGGCTTAATAAGGGGGCGCTCAACCATTCGCAAACCTTCATTTGCGTAACTTAACTCTGAAACTAAAATGGCATCAGCTGATGGATCTGGCGCGGCTTCAACACCTTGGGTGGTTTCAATTTTTAAGGCAATGGCCTCTTTAGTAGTAAGCATGCTCAGTCCTCTTTACTTTGCTTCTTTGGAGCCGGTGCCTTGGTGCTACCGCCTTTACGTGTTCTGAATTCGCGCTTTTTCATGTCTTCACCTACAAAAAAACCCGCTCAGTGGCGGGTGAATTACGGGCAATAAAAAACCCGCCGAGGCGGGTCTTGATTGTGATTTTTTAAAGTTACAAGGCGGTAAGGCCCGTCTTAATTTCTTGGGCAGAGTCATTGTAAGAATAACTCGTTACCTTCCCCTCTTTATCAAACCATATTTGCAAGGTTTGAGTTTGGGTGTCAGCTCCGCCTGCGAAAGCACCTACTACCGGAATAAATGTACTGGCCTTTGTTTGGGCTTGCGTGTAAGTATAAATATAGAATTTCAATCCATCAGGTGTAACGCCAGTTGTAAACGGGCTACCTAGATTTGCTCTAACTTCATGTTCTGTAGTTACCCCCTCCTGAATAGATGTTGCGTATTGAGCATCTATTTTATTTCCATAAGAGGCACAGGCTGCTAGAAAAAGTGACAGGGCGATAATTAAGATATATTTCATTATTTTCTTCCTTGAACAAAGTGGAGTTTAAATATACGCCAATAATTCAGATGTTACAAACTAGGGTCTGCAACATTGGTTCTGTATTTAACAAGCCATGCAACACTAGTCACACTGTTGTATAAGTCAGAGTCATCGGAACGCTTTGGTTCCTGCTGACCAATGGGGTCGATTTCAGTAACGAAATCTAAACCAAGCGTATAATCTGCCATTAGCGCTTTGTGAATTTCCTTTCTCACATTTTGTGCTAACGCATCCACATCTTCATCGGTTGAACTAATCGTTATATCTGTATAGACAGTTAATTCCCAATTGATAAACGCACTATTTTTGTTAGCCACATCATCGGGGCCAATTAATACGCTTATCGATGGGTAATCGTGAGAGTGGCGAGCACCCTTTGTTATCTCTTTCACTGTGCCAGCTGTTTCTAGTGGTTCAAGTGACGATATAATAGCGTTACGGATAACAATAGCTTTATGCACTCTTTAACTCCAAGTCCACTAACGGTTCGTCAATATCCGGTATATAAGTGACAACGTAACTACGGTTACGAACCACAATAGAATCACCTTTTTTAAAGCGGACCATATCTTCTTTTTTAACAGAGAGCGTAGTCTTCCTAAAAAGACCCGCTTCCTCTTCGAATGTTTCATCATCAAAGATAGCCCTAACTTCGACGCCATTGATAAAAATTGGCTCACCGAAGTGTTCAAGGCACTCATCACCTAGCGAAGCTAGAGCCTCTTTGAAATTAAACATCTAAACTACTCTTCGCCGTCTTCTTCGCTGTTCGCAGACTCTTTACTAACGGCCACCAAGCCGCCTTCAATTAGTCCTTTCGCTACCGATTCAATAAGCAAGTGTGAGCCGGGCTTGAGAGGTTCCGCACCTGGCATAAGCTGAACAGTTTTAGAAAGGTAAACTTCCATCTTGCTCTCAGTTGTAACTTTTGAGTTTGTGCTATTAGCATCTTTAGCTGCGGCTGCCGCTTTTTGCTTTGCTGTTTGAGCTGTCATAAATAACCTTTAGGCGGGATAAACCCGCCTGATTAGAAAATTAAAGGACCGTTACATCAACGAACGCGTTTGGATCAGGCGTAACCATTAGTGGCGCTGATTGCGTCATGATGTACTCAACCGATGGGTCAGGTTGCTTCCAGTTTTTTGGATAGCGAGAAGCAGACACAATACCTTCGTCGTTGGCGTCTACATCTTGGATTGCGCCATAACAGCGAACGCCATCATAAGATGAGTTACCAAGAAGGATTTTGTTGACCGGCATGTAATACTCTTTATTGTCATTTTCAGGGTTGATGTACTGACCTGTGTAAACCCAAATCGCAACATCACCAAAGTAACCTTTAAAGCTCACAACCATGCCAAGATCTTTGGTTGCAGTTTCCATTTCTGAAGAACTGCCGCGGCTAGAATCTAGGTTATCTTTTACAGACTTGAACGAGTAGAACTTAGACCATGCCGTTTTACCCATAACAATGGTGTTAATGTTACCGGTTGCTTTTTCTGCCCAATTAGTAATGTCATCGGTTGGGTCATAAGTTTCAGGGTCTACAGCATCCCACTTAGCAGCACCTGAAAGAATAATGCTGTTGTCAGCACTGCGGCCAAAATCGACAACCTGTTTAGGGTAGTCTTCGCCTTCTACGGTAACTGAACCAGTAAGCACAGCTTGCGCGGCCATCCATTCTTCACGAGCAGTGATTGCTTTGTCTTGGCGCTCAAGCAAATCAACAACCGTAGCTTGTTTGCGCTGCGCTGGTGTTAACTCACCCAAATATGATTCACCTGGGCGGCGTTTTAAGTTATTCGATGGCTTAACCGCATGCTTCGGTTTAACGTAAGCTGGTGTGAATTTCTTAAGCTCGCCGCCTTTTTCTTTATGCACCTTACCAGCAATCACTGGTGATACGAACGGCGCCATAACAACATCGTCATGGATTTTGTCGAAGTGGATGCTTTCATCAGGCGATATAACAACACTGCCAAAGAACAAACGCAAAAAGAAAGGGTCAAATTTGCCCATTGTCGAAACAATTGAAAGCATTGTGCTAGTTGCTAGAGGGGTAAACATTGTGCGCGCTCCTTATAAAACGGCTGATTGTTTTTGCAGGCTGATTGGTGTACCCACAAAAGCAGTTAATTTTTTAGTGGCATCAAAGTTTGCATGCCAGTTCAATTGTTCAGGGTCGAATGTTCCCGACTTAATCACCTGCGCTTGTGTATCACCGCCAGACGCATCAACAGCTTGTGCAGTTAGGTAAACTGCTGTTTGGCTACCGTTAGTAGCTGAAGGGTTACACTCAACGAACTTACCAGTAGAGGTAACTTGACCAAGCGGGGTATTTGCTGGCAGGTTCTGACCAGACGCGATAGTTACGCTAGTAGTAGCGATTTCATCACTGCCAGAGACAGGATGATCATAGTTGTAAGATTCAGTAGTCATTTACTTTGCTCCGGTAGCAGTTTTGTAAGATTGAACGAACTGTTCTGCCTCTGAAGGTTCAGAGTCTTCAGCAACAGCCGCGATGTTTGGTTGCTCAGTATTAGCCATCGCAACATCAAGCGCATTACCCTGTTCAGCGCTAGCTGATTGTTGTGGGGCCTTAGCTAAAACGCCAAGCGCTTGCTCTACTGACATATCAGTATCAAATGCCAAGTGGTGAGCTAAGTCTTTTCGACCTTCAGCCGCTTCAGCCGTGATAATGGCTTTACAACGTGCTTGGTGGTCTACCGTATTTTCAGTTGTAGCAGTAGCTGGCGTAGCAGCTTGGGCTTCTTCACCGGCAGTTACCGACTCAGTTGCCACCGAAGTAGATTGTTCACTCATTGTGACGCTCCGTAGTGTTGAACTGTCCGGTGAGGACAGATGTTGTTTAAAATGTGAAATGATGTTGTGCGAGTTAACCAACTCATCAGCTAGGCCTGCATCTACAGCTGCTTGCCCGGTATATGTCTGCGCTTCTGTTTCAAGAACGGTTTCAATAGGTAAACCAATGTTCGTTGCTACCTTTTCGGCAAACTGTTGGCGCAAGTCATCGCACTGCGTTTTAAAATCTTCATAAACAGATTCGGGCAGGTTTTTATAAGGGTTGCCATCAACCTTGTGAGAACCGGAATAAATTAACGTGACCGCCAAGCCTGATTCAGCAAGCATTTCTTCATAGCTTGCATGTATCTGAACAACACCAACAGAACCACTTATGGCTGTCTGCGTTGTTAAGCGCTTGTCTGCAACGCTGGCAATACACATAGCGCCACTACAAGCCATATCGTCATAAATTGCCCAAACAGGTTTATCACCCTTGTTTTGTGCAATGTGGTCTGTAGCGTCAAAGCAACCTGCAACAGTGCCGCCAGGCGAATTAATGGCAAGCAATATGCCCTCTACATCAGGATCGGCATTAGCGGCATCAAACATGCCAACAATAACGTTGTAGCCGGTAGCCCATGAACTTGAATAACTAAGCTTATGAACTAGCGTTCCCATAACGGGAATAATGGCTATGCCATCAATAAAGTGGAAAGGCTTTGAGTCGTAGTTTCGGCCGCTCATACCATACCCCAAAGACGAGGTGCTTATGCGCGGCTTTTCGGTAGCATCAACAGCACCTTGATCATCAGTGATTGAAAAACCACCTTTCTGAAGGCGAGACAGAGAGCCAATAAGGTTTCTAGCTGACTTAGCATTCATAGCCAAAAACTGATTGGCGAGTTGTTCTAACATAGGCACAAAAAAACCGCTTACGCGGCCTCTCCTTCTGATTCATTGCTGGCGAACTGGTTAACTTGAACCCAGCTAGGCGGGGGTAAACCCGCCGCTTTTCGTTCTTCGGTTTCACGAATTTGTTGGCTGAATATCTCTTGGTAATCCTCACCCATTGTTGCCAACTCTTTTTCGTAAGTAGAAAGGCCAGATTCGATTCTTAGAACCGCTTCTTTAACTTCTTTCAGACCATCAATTGCTAGTCGGCCAGAACCAATCCACTCAGCGTTACACCATGCTGCTTTTCGCTCGTAGAAGTTATACTTAGCTTTGCGCGGCAAGGTGATAATATTTCGACTTACTGCTTCTTCTAGCCATAAAGCAAATACACGGGATGCAAAGCCAGAGGCGATCACTTTCCTGCGACCCATGAAATAGCGCCAGCTTTCCATCATCGATGCGCGGGCGCTCGAGTAATTTACTTTTGAGTAGTCACGCGCTAATTGCTCATAACTTACGCCCATGCCTGCAGCGGTATATCGAAGTATTGACGCTTCTAAGTCTGCAAAACCATTGTCTGCATGACCGGGCGTTTTTAAGTTAAGTGATTCACCGGGGAACAGATGTGGAATTTTAGCGCCGTTCATTTTAACGTTAGCGCCTTGGTGATACTGGCCAGTCATTGCCATCATGGCAGATAACCCTTTTATTGCAGGGTTATCATTACCCTGCCCTGCGCCTAGTATCATTTGATTCGCAGTTTCTGAATCAAGGTCCGACTCAATTACAGCGGCATACATTGCGTTAATGATGGCGTTTTGAAGCTTTGTTAATTGCAGCTTATCAATCATGAAAAGCTGTTCCATAACAGAAAGGAACTGGTTTGCCCCTCGCGTTTGCCCATCTTCACGCGGTTCAAATACATGAATAAACTGCTGGCGACCCCAGCGGGTTTCTCTAGGAACACGGGTCCATTCGCCATAACCATAGCCGTTCAACGATGCACCAATGCCATAACGAGGGTTAAGAACATGGTAAGCAACTGCGCTGCTATGGCGGTCTTGTTCTACACCACCACGCAAAAACTGGTTATCTGCCACACCATTTGGGTTTGAAACACGTTTGGGTGAAACCATCTTGATAGCAGTTCTAAACAAAGAACCAGGGCGGCGGATCCATTCAGCTGCAGCCATCGCTTCACCCAAATTAACGTGAGTTGCAACAACTTCACGAACCATCATGGTGAATGTGCGCTTACGCTCTGCATCCAAGTAACAACCTACGTTATCTTCAGCATGCTCTTTAAATGCAGCTTCTACATCTACGGCTAAAGCGCGGGCGTCTGCTTCCTGAATGCCGAGTGTTCTCCATTGTGGCTTATAGCTTAAGCGAAATAGCGAGCCGACCACGTTATCAACGTGCATTTGCACAGCGCCATTTGCAAAGCCGTGGTTCTTAACAAGATCATCGGCGCGCGCGTTACCCATTTGAAGGTTAGGCAATAAAGCGGCATCTGCTGATTGAAGCGTGGGGTTCCAGTCTGTTAACTGACCACCAAAACCATGAGCGGCGCCCTTGTAAGATTCGGTCATTGGTTGACCTTTGTGATCTAATATTTGAACATTTTTCATTAGAATCTAAAACCTACTGGGGCGCGGCGGCGGTGATTACCGTTAACCTTTAATTCCAGCTCTGCTATATAAGCATTGAGCTCATAAAGGTTGGCACTGGTATACTCAACTGACATGCCGCCCTTGTTTATTTTTACAACTCGCGCGCCAGTTACAAGTTTATGCTTTGCCAACTGGGCTTCTTCAAGCTGTTTTACTTCATTAGCTGCCATTAAGTAGTTTTCCTAAATCTGCCATGCTGCTGGAGCTTGATTCTTCTGGCTGGGCTTCAGCTGGTATCGCTGCAAGGGAATCCAAATCAAGGGCTAAATATTGCTGTGCTACCCGTAGCGCGGCTAAATTATAAACTTCACAATCTAGCTTTTCGTTTCTCACACCATCTGGGCAGTGCCACTTATAACTTTTCTGGCCGTTAACAAAAAACGGCTTTTTGTACTCAGCCAGTAACTGCTGGAAGAAAGAAAGGTTGCACCACTCTTTCATTGGGAAATGAATGCACCCTGGCTTTCTTAAGCCGGGTTCAGCGGGAACAATTCCCAATCTTTCCGATATTATGTCTTTGGCGTTATCGGTACCTACCATAACCAAGTAGACACCGTGAGAATTTTTCTTTTTAGGCTTCGTCGCTATTGGCTTGCCATATTGGCTTGCGCCCTTGCAAGGGAACAAGCGCATTACACCGAAGCGTTTGGTGAACTTGTAAACCTCATCGGTATAGTGACCGCCTGAGTCAAAGCAACCGATTGCCCAGTTCATCACTTGACCATTAGCTTTTTTGTATTGCTTGCGTAGCGGCTTTTCTAGTTGGTCCCAGAAAAGCGGTACGGATGGGTCGCCGTGAACCTCAAAAGCATCTATAACAAAGCTTTCTTCACCGGCTGTCCAACCTTTGACAACGAACTCTGCCCAGTGGTCTTGCATGTCACCACCTACCGTGATGAATACAACATCATCAGGAACTTCAGCGCGGTAGTCTTCACGCCTAGCAAAAAGGTGTTCTGGCTCAGTTTTAGAGCGTTCCACTTCCTCAAACGCTTCGCCAAGGGTCGTATTGATGAAAGACTTAAGCTTCATCTGGCTGCCTTGGGCCTTGTACCATTCGGTGACAATTCTCGACCAAGGAGAAAAGTTTGAGTAAAGCGAATTTATATACCAGGTAACTGATTCTGGTGTGGGCGCTATACTCTTTGTTTCTGGAAAACCTTCAGCGTGATAGAACGTAATGCTGTCATAGGTTGCTAATCCTTCGTTGCTCAGCCAATACCCTTTGTGATCAGCTTCAATAAAATCTGAATATGAAAATGTTTCACTGCAGGTAATACAGCGATACTTTGCTGTTCGAGCTCGCTCTGAACCTTCCAGTTCGCTGTTCCACTCCAAACCGTACTTGCTGTCTTTACCACCAAATATTAACGTTTGATGTGTACCGCAGTGTGGGCAAGGTATGTAGCGTTTGAAGTATTGTTCTGACTCTTCGGCGGCCTCTGTGATTTGGCACTCGCCTTTTATCGTGGGCGTAGAGCCCCGTATTGATTTACCGAACGCTGAGCCTTCCAAGCGTTTATCGCCAAGGAAAGTGGCAGAACCTTCGCCTTCAATATCTCTATCGAATTTTGAAAGTTCGTCATATATCGATAAATCTAGGGATTTCTCACGATAGTTTTTAGCCGCCTTACCACCCATCAAGAACAATTCACGGCGGTTAGTAAACGCCTTATTCTCAATGGTGTTTTGCTTACTCTTTTTGTTTAAGTAAGGAAATATTGCGCGCAATGGCCCAACATCGCGAAGCATAGGGTCGATATGCTTTTTACTAAAGCCGTCTCGCGCACCATCATCTGGTTGCCAAACACCTATGTTTCGTTTTTTGTGCTCAATGAAGTAACCAATAGCCGCACAAATCAGTTTGGTGTAACCAACTCGCGCCGACTTTAACCAGTTAACCTCTTTAATATCGTCGTTGCACATTGAGTTCAGAATTGCTATCTGACTCGGTGCGGTCTTCCATGGCCCCTCAATGTAAGAGGATTCAGGAGACATATAAAAATGTTTATCTGCCCATTCAACACCAGTAAGTGGTGGCGAACGGTAAAGAACTTTCGCACCCTCTTGCAGCGCTTTCTTAAACTTTCGCCTCTGCCTGAGTGATAACGTCATCGATTATATCGTCCAAGTAATCATCAAGATTCGACGCCTCGTTTTGATGCTTGATGGTTTCGGACTTTATGAAGTCGATAATCCTCTGCTCTATTTCTGGGTGTCGTCTTTTGATATTTGGTGCTAGTGAATCTAGCGTTGCGCCAACTTGGGCTAATATTTTTGCTAGAACATCTCGCGCAGCTTCTACAGGAATTGCGCGGCCTTCCAAAATTTCGTTCTTGATCTGCTGGGTGATTCGTTGCTGTTGAGTGAGCATTGCCCGCTCAAGTTCGAGATCTATTGTTTCGCCGCCAAGGTTAACTCGGTTGTTGTTTTTCTTAAGTTCGTTTTCAATGCGATTTTCAACCACATCCTGAACCCTAAAAAACGTTTGGCGTCCCACCTTCTTGTGTGGCTTCACACCCCATTTATCAAAGGCCTGAGTGGAAATGCCTAATGACTCAGCCATGTTCTTTTTGTTGAGTAAATGCGAGTCCATGGTTTGTGCTTTTTCAGTGACGCTTTAGGCGATAACTAAACAACCTAGAGCGAAAATGAGTCATAAATAGCGAAAGTTTGCGCTGCTACGTACCCGTAACAAAAAAAGATGCTGGAAAGTACCTTTTTTATTGACATTTCTATCGTCCTCGATTTTTTTTGGCACGGTCTTTGTCGTGCTTTCGCCGATTACACAAGTAGTGTAAGGATTAGCGCGGCTGCACTTTGTTTTTAGTTGCCAGTCTTATCTGGTTGCGCACGGCATCAGCCATGTTCTTTTTAAACCTAACGTCTGCCATACTTTTAAGCTTGGCTTGCATTGGTTTTGATTTGAATTCGACTCTGATTGATGGGCCAGTGATTGACTTAAGTGGGGTCTGACCGCTGCCCTTCCGAGCGAACACCAGGTACTTACCTGAGCCCCTACCTTTACCAATGAATGTTCCATCGTATGTTTTGCTTTTGCCCCATGCTCTAGCCTTTACGCCTTTGGCGCGATACTTACCTTTTCGACCACTCTTTAATGTCTTGCGGTGGTTGAAGTGGTTAGGCTTACGCAATGATGGAGATACAAAACTAATAAGGTTTGATGCTCTACCCTCTGAAGAATCGACGGTAGCAAACTGCTTATTGCGTGTAGCTTTGAACTTAAAGTTATCTGATGGACCAGATATCTTAGCGCGCACTTCTTTCTGCTGGATGCCGGTCTTCTTGCTGACTTCACGAACCGCGTCGGTCTTAGTGCCTCGGCCAGTTCGGTTAAGTGCTTGAACCGTTGCCTTTGGTACAGCTGATTGCTTGATAGCCTGTAGGTCTTTGGTTAGTGCTGCAATTTCATTCTTGAAACTGATTTGCATTGTCACACCCTACCAGTTATTGGCCTGAGTCCATCTTCAGGGTTACCGCGCTCAAAGGTTAAGAACTCAAAGTTATTATGCTTAAGGTAAGCCCTAATCGCTTTTCTTACTTCTAATGTTATTGAGCCGTAACCATTAAAAAGCCTTGCCGTTCTATCGCCAGCATGTGTTACGTTGACATTGAATACTAAGCGAGTTCTTGCTTCGCAATCATATATTTTTAGGGTTGCGCCAGTCAGTTCTGACTCTACTACTAACCCATCTATTGATTTGATGGTTGAGTAGGCCATGACTACCCCTTAGTTATTTACTCACCTGAAGGATGCGATCGAGTTTAGAGTCAATGCTATCTAGGCGCTTTTCGATTCTGCGCGCGTCTTCAATACGCTGTTGCTGCAAGAACTCAATGTCCTGCTCGGCAGCTGCTATGCGTTTATCGAAATCCGAAAGGTACTGAATGCCACCTACTAAAAGAACGATAGTGGTGATGATATGGCCTACGGAAATAGACTTCTCGATGTGGAATTTGTTCTCTGTGCTCATTAGTTACGAGCCGCTATTAACTTCGTTTTATCGCTGCTTGAACGGGTTGTTCCGTACCAATATTGCATAGCGTTCGACCATTCTTTTACAACCACGCCTAGTAACATGAACAATACGTCTTTTGATGCATCTGGCACAGGCGCAAAAAAAAGCAGATAAACTACCAGTACAACGAATAAAGTGAGTGCGATTGATAATGCTGCTGGCATTCTGCTGTCTTTATGACTTAAGCGAGCGTTCTGCTTGTCTTTTAAGTACAGCTCTTGAAGCTTAGTTTCGTTATTCGACTCGACTTCTTTAAGCTTAAGCGCTGCGTTTGGGTCTGCTTGGATAGCTGCAGCAATATCGTTAGGCGTTTCTTTTGTGCCGAACTTGCTCGCTAAAATTGTGCCGAACGCCGCACCTGATGGACCACCAAGAACACCGCCTAACAGTGGCGCATAATCCGCTACTTGTTTACCTAGTTCTTGCCAGTTCATTGAAATTCACCTGTAACCATTTGGTCGTAAAGTTCTTTAGCGCGGTTTGGTGTCTGCATAGCCCAGCGACTATTAAGCATTTCTTTACCAGCTAATTCGTATTCGTGACGGCGAACAGCTTCAAGCATATTCTTGAAACCAAGAAGGCCATTGAAACCAAGCTGAAAGGCCATGTTGATCAATACTGCTTTACGAGCATCGTTCTGACTATCTAACAGGCCAGCATCAAAAAGCCTTTCTTCTACTTCGCAGATATCACGAAGAAGCATTTCTTCTGCTTCAGATTTGTTTATGCCCTTATCTTCAAGATTGCGACCATAACCAATTGTTAGCTTACCGGCAGTACATTTATAAGGCTTAAGCTTCAAGCCTTCGTGCCGCTTCAATTGATTGATGGTTGATTGATAATTCATGTCTTTTCTTAGGGCATAAAAAAAGCCCCAACATGATGAAGGGGCTTTGTATGTAACTGTTACCAGAATACAAATATTATGGCACTTTTTGGGGGGTAAAAAAACGCAACATCTGGCGAATTAAACGCAACATCTGGTGAAATCGTAAAATAACTAACCTTTTTTCAGCTATAAAAATGCAATAAGCATGTTTTCTGCCTCACGAATATAATAATCATCGCGATGCCTTTGCTTAATGTATTTATCTTTTACCGCCGTTCGACACCTAAGAGACAGCCTATCTATCGCTTTACCTATCTCATCTATATGCGGGGGTACGTAGAAGTTATCAGCCTGGTGACTGAAAAGATGCAAGTCAGAAGATATCTGAACTTGTGTTCTCATTATCTCGCATATCCTTGCGGTAACTGACTGGCGAGCATAACCCTGCCCCATTTCAGCATTAGCCCAGAACGAACCCCATACGCGCAAATCTTTGCGAACCTGTTTAATCGTTTTAAGCGGCATGAGGTAACCCCTCTAGCTCAGAAATGGTGAAGTGAAGGGTTTTAATAATTAAGTCAACATCATCATAACTTGGACGAGCTCTGCCAGCCTCCCAATTATAGATGGTATTAACTGCGAATCCTGTAAGTTCGGCCAGTTCTGCGCGGTTATACCCGCGCATTGTTCTAGCTAACTTAACCAGCTTACCGCCTTTTGTTATCTTGTTGTCAGTCATAGCGCCCCCTTTACTCTATTGTACCTATTTTAAGCGGCTAGCGCTTGAATAAGTAGGTTATCTACCGATTTATAAAGGTCTTGTAATGTGCCATTATTATCAATTCGGAATGTAACCAATTTACTACTTATTCCGTTCTCTGATGAGTGAGCAGCAACCTCATTTATATCTGCGCGGGTAACTTCAATAACAATACCCCCAGCAGCTAAAACTGCCTCTGCTTCATTATCAAAACGACAATCACTAATCACAATGCAATCATGCTGTTCCATTTCCTTTTGGGCGCGTAATATCCATAAATCTGAATTGATAGTATTGCGCCCCCACTCCGTTCCTAGCGTTTGCAGTGCTACTCGAGGTGAAACACCAAAGCGTGGGTCTACCACTTCTTTTAAATCACCATATAAATGTGCATTATCCCAGCCGAACATACTGCGGCAAGCGTCTTTCATTGGCTTACTAAACCAATAGTGGTTAAATCCGTGTGCTACTGCCAGATGCTCTGCTACTGTATCTTTACCGCTTCTTGCCTTACCTGTTAATCCTATGATCATTGCTTACGCCCCTTAAAAACGTGCTTCACCATGTATGGGTGAGTTTTGATTGATGCAACTATGGCAGCTGGGCCTGACAGCATGAAAGCGATACCTTCAACTGTGAGCATATCGCCAGCACTTAAGCCACCTATTATTGAAAATACAAAAAACTGACTGGCACCGATGAATAAACTTCCTACCGCTGCACCGGTACAGTTTGCATCCCTAACCATCTGGCTTTGAATGCCCAGTAGGAAAACTACGGCAAATTGGCTTGTGAATATTATTAAGGCGCTCATACTTTTTGCTGCTCCCTTTTTCCAATAACTAAAACTTGGACAATAAAACTAAGAAGCGCAGTGTAAGCAGCAGTAAAAATCCAGCCGTAATATATGAGTGACAAAACGATGATAATTAACATAGCTCTCGACCAAAGCTTACGAAGTGTCATGCCTGTGGGCGGCAGTTCGAAATCATCACTTAAAATAACTAGAGGCGTCAGTGTAAGAATTCCGTTGTAAAACCAAACGCCGAAAACGCCGATATTAATTAACCCTTCTTTACCTAAAATGTTGCCTGTTATAAATGAAGCTATTATAAGCGCCCAGATTAAATGGGTTACTAAGTTACTCATTAGTCATTAGCCCTTACAGTTTCTTCAATGCGTTTTGGTGAGTAGCCTATCTTCTTATCAAAGATAATGCCTTGGATGCCTCGTGCAGCTCCGTAAGCGCCACCATGAGCATAAGCGTCTTTTGGCGGGATGATACCAACGGTTTCAACTTTACAACCAGGGTGTTCTTTAAACTGAGTCCATGAGTTGTGGTGAACATGGCCGGTAATCCAGTGGCGATATGTGGTTTTACCCCAAAGCTTAAACTGATCATCTGCCATCTTGCCCGGTAAACTGGACAGCTTGCACGTATGGCCATGAGCGAAACCAAGTAGAACTTTGCCACGCTTCACGTACTGGAACGGGCTATCACCTTTTTGTACAGTTATGCGGGGGTTATCGCGATACAGCTGCCAAACGTAAGAACCGATAGCGCGACCCAAAATATCATCGTGATTGCCTGGCACGTTGATAAATTCCACTTTCTTATATTTACGTAAGCAAGCATCGATAAACATGCGGATAACAACAAAGCCAGCATCCAGCCATTTACCGTGGCGCCCATCAAGATCAAGTTTGTGTTTGCTACGGCTAGTTTCACCTTGGATATTATCAGCATGGAAGAAATCCCCCGTATTCACCAAAATGCACTCTTCAGTATCTGGCAGGTTCGATAGCAGGCGCTTAAATACCTTTCTATATACTCGGTCTGCGATTTTAATATCCCAGTCCTCGCCTACTTCTTTACTCCAAGTCATTAAACCGATATGCGGATCACCAATCGGAATAACAGTGAACTGGTCAGTGGTTGCCACTGTGTTCTTGAATGGGATAACCGGCAAAGGTTTGATTTCTTCAATCATGCTCTCAACGATTGCACCAGCGGTTTCCACTTGCTTACTTATATGAACGTTGGTTTTCACCCACTCCATAACGCGGCCAGTGCTGCTATCGTCTTTGTGCTTGTGCCGAACTAGTGTTGAGTAACCAGACACCAATTGATTTTCTGGGTTGTTGTAGTCTCTGTCGTTCGCTGGGTCGAAACCTGAGTCTTTGAGGTTTTTAATTCGACGCTGAACAACTCGCTGAGACATTCCATACTGATCAGAAATTTCCTTCGTACTTTTGCCTGCTCTCAGTTCCTCGCGCAGTTCTTCGTGTGTAATCTTAATTGCTGCCATTATTTCACCTTAGCGCACGGCTTATGCCGCTATCTTTTCTGGGTTAAGCACTCTTACTATCACTTTGCCACCCTTCACAGGCGCATGTTTGGTGCTGGTTAGTTTTACTATTTGGCTATCGTCTTTGAATACGCTGGCGTTCTCTAACGCATCAAGCAAAGCCTTATTAATGTTATCTAGGTCTCGTTTTCTTTTGTCCGGTGGGTAAGCGTCTATTTCTACCTCGATAGGTGCACTTATATTGGTACCGGCATTCGCTTTACGAACAATAAACAAGACAGACAATCTGAATGACTTGCCCTTGTCTTTAATGTACTTCCCACCTTTTGCTTTAACCCCGTAATAGTGGTTAATTGTTGGCGGGTATGGCAGTTCAAGTTCAATCATCACGAAGCACCATCAAACTCAGGATTAAAACACTGACTTTTTGGTGTTCTTACCTTTTCGATATCGCTTATTGATTGCATTGCTTGTTCAACCACTAACTCAAAATATTCTTCAACCCAGCGGTGATCTAAAACCACTGTGCGGCCACGAGCGTAATCAGCAAGTCGATAAATCTCTTCAGGCGGGCAAACAATAAAGTTAAACTCCTTACCCGCTGCGGCCGCCTTGCGCTTAAAAAAAGCAACATCCTCATGGCGCACAAAAACCACCAAATCAGTGGGTTTAACCCTATCCAGCATCGATGTGGTGCGGCCTGTTTGGCACATGCTGATTTGCGCCTGTTTAACAAGATTTCTTACATATCCGCCGAAGCCATACTTATCCATTCAACACCCCTTTTTACTGTTTTGTGTATTCCATATTGGAAAACCCGACATTTACGCTACATTGCTGTAATTATTAGCTATTTCCTGATTTTGCGTTTCATGCTCTGGCGCTTGGCAGGCGGTCTCCAAATCATTAAATAGCCATTCGTGATACTGGGTTAACGCTTCACGCTTCACCGTTATCGAGTCGGCTTTGATGTAAACCAAATCCAAGCCTTTTTGCTTGTGGTTAAGCAAACGCTCTGCTACCCAGTAATCGATACCAATGGTTGCCCATACGCTACGGGCAAGCTTTCTTAGGTCATGGGCTGACCAGTTACGCCTTGATGCTGTTCTTACTAATTGGTCTGCTGTACTGGCGCTTATTGGTGATTTACCACCGAACAGGTATTCACCTTTACATCGCTGTTTATAATCTGTCAGTAGTTGGTGTGCATGTTTGGTGATTGGTAGCGTGTGAACTGCGCCCGTTTTAGTTACCGACTCAGGCAGGGTTATTACACAGCTATGCAAGTCGATGTAACGCCATTTAAGTTGGCGAGTCTCACCGATGCGAGTAGCAAACATCAGCATGAATAACAGCATTACCTTAGTGCTTTCTGGCAGGTTCGATAACTGTTCTACTACACCCTTTGCATCTTCAACTAACAACTTACCTTGCTTTGGCTCTATTCTTCGCTGAACGTGATCGCGAAACTTCATACCCGCCATTGGGTTAACCGATATAAGCTCTAATTCTTTTGCGCTGGCGAACGCTCGTTTAAGAACGGCGAAGTGCTGTCGAATAGTGGAAGGTTTCAGGCTCTGGTTTTGAAGTGGAAGTATTAACTGTTCATCGATAACCACTTTGCGAACTGCAGTAATGCTTACGTTCTCTAGCATTGGGAACAGATGCCTGTTTATTGCGCTCAACACGCTCTTGCGGCGGCTTTTGCTTTTTAACGCCTCTTTCTCAGTTCTTGCTGCATACCAGGTAAGCAAATCGCCAACGGTTTTAAAGCTAGTGCTTTGAATCTCTTTCCCATGGTGAAGCTTTTCAATGATGCCTGGTAGCATTGCTAGCACATCTTTAGCCTTCAATGTAGGCCAGTAACCTAAACGCGTTCGCTTTCTAGCCCCACCTTCATATCTAAAATAAAACCACAGTGCGCGTTCACGACTTTTATGAAAGCGCAACCCTAGCGGATTTCGGATATCACGCAACTCACTCACATCAACATCTAATGCATGCTTTTTAATTGCTGTATCGTTAAGGTTGATGGGAAGGTACTTCAACTTTAAAATCTCCCGCCAGCGCAAGAGACGCCTCTAATATTTCTGAGCATCTCTTGTAACTCCGCCGCCTCTTTTTTGCTGGTTGCTTTGCCAAGGATAAGAACCTTACCTTTGTGCCTAACGCTCTCTGCTGGATTGAGTGGGCGACATTTAACACCCATTGCTTTGAAGAACGCTAACTGCCCCTCCTGCCTTGCTTTTTCATAGCCTGCTAAATTAGGTAGCCCAAAAGGTATTGATAACATCTGGCGCTTCACTTCCATTTTCTGCGCAAGGGTTAAAAATAACTCTGCCATTTCTTTGCTAAATGCCATTTAAGCCCCCATAGCCTTTAAATAAAGATCGTGATTAGTGGTTAGCGTGTAACGCTGGCTATCTGCCCAGTCTTTAATAGCGTTCAAATAACGGTGCATTTGCTGGGTGTTGAAGTTGCCGGTTACTGTGATAGATACAGGTGGGCCCATAAGGTAAATTTTCTTACTTTGTGGTAATTGTTTTATCACCTGGTCATAAATGGTTTTGAATTCTTCATTCTCACGGGCTATGGGAACGCCAAACACCAACTTGCAATAAGCGTTCATATACTTAGCGCTTTTACCCGTTTGGCTACTCAGTTCGTTGTACCAGTGGTGTTGCAATGCTTTCATAGCATCTAGGCGTGAAGGAGCGCTTTCACGCACCTTCACATCAACCATTTTACCTTCACGAAACCATTCACATGCTGCTTGGTTCACTGATTCAAGTTGCTGAAGGTTTGCAACGGTTACGCTTTGCCAGCTCACGCTTCAATCTCCTTCCATAGCGCATCAAAATAGGCTTGATTACTTAGGTTCTCAGCCGTGACTTCACGATACTCCTCATTGATACGGCGAGACTTAGCGCGCTTTTGCAAAGTTGGGCTTTTTGTTTCACGCTTAATGCGTAGTGTTCGGTTTTCTAATTGGTGTTGGTTCATGCTGCTTTTACTCCAAAGATTGCCATGCGTAACAGGCTTTGGTTGCAATGTTCGCGGCCTTGGATGCTTACAACTTTAACCTTGCGATTAGGTAGAGGGGTTTCTTCCACTTTGTATTTCTTGCTGTGCCTAATGTTGTAAATTAGGCCAGATGCGCGCATTGCGGTTATTTCCATTTTGGCGGCGAGTGTTGCAGCTGTATGCCAGCCTCCATCACGATGCATTATTTCTGCTGCTTCTTGAGTGTTGTTCATGCTGCCACCTCTAACTTATCAACCTGTCCTTTAGTCATTAGCGCTTCACGCGTAACAAACGAAACATGCCCAGCGCTTATACGGTGTGGGTCAAATACGAATATCACTGAGCCTTTGTTATTGCCCTTTTGCGGTACGCCGTTCTTTAGGAACGCTAAGCGGCCATCGGTAATAAAACGGGTTTCACTGGCATATTGCTGAGCAAGGCTGAACCATTTAACTGATGGGTCGCACATAACAAGCATTACTGTCATTCGCCCGTTTAACTGTGCTTCAATGGCCTTTTCCACCCAGGGCGCGATCTTAGAATATGGCGGGTTACACCATAGAGCACCCATTTCAATTAAGCCGGCACCAGGTATGCGGCACTTTGCATCTTCTGCCCAATCTTTAGAAAGCGCATCATCTTCGGTGGTCCAATAGTCTGAACACTTAGCAGTTTCTTCTTCAGCGCATACATCGAACCCAAAGCAAAACTCTTTATCTAACGCTTCAAACACCTCTGGTGGTGTAGCCCATAAATCGTTTGACATAATCCCTTACCCCTCGAACTTATCTGAAAACTTTTTAGCTTTGGGCACATCACCCACAATCTGGCGGTTAGCAAGTGGTTTGAACTCGCTGTACTCACCACGGAAAACAGAACCTACCATCCCAATTTCACCCATACGGCATTTGCCTATGATGATTTCGGCTAGGCCTTTGTCTTGGCTGTTCTCGTTGTAAACCTCATCGCGATAGATAAAAATTATCTTGTCTGCGTCTTGCTCAATCTGCCCAGACTCGCGTAGGTCTGAGTTAATTGGTCGCTTGTTATTGCGAGTTTCAAGTGAGCGAGAAAGCTGGCTCAAAACAAGGAATGGGCAATCGAACTCTTTAGCTAACGCTTTAATGCCTCGGCTAATTTCACTGATTTCGTTCACTCGGTTGTCTGTTTTGCTATGGCCGCGAATAAGTTGAAGGTAATCAGCCATTATCAACGTGGGCTTGCCGTGCTTTTTTTGGTACCGGCGCAACTCTAATCGCATGCGCGGTATAGTCATGTAAGCATCATCAATTACTGATAGGTGAGTTTCCTTCAGCTGCGCCATTACGTTAGAAACTCTCGCCCAGTGTTCATCAGTCATACCGGCCTCTTGATCACCAGGGCGCTGAATTGACGAAATAGGCACTTGCCCAATGGAAGATAGAAGCTTGTAGATAAGCTGCTGGCGCGGCATTTCCATGCTAAAAACAATTGGCTTTCCGCCGTTTACTGCTTCACTGGCTACCATGTTCATTGCTAGCGTGGTTTTACCCATCGATGGCCTAGCCGCTAAAACAATCATGTCAGCTGGTTCTAAACCGTTTATCTTCTTATCTAGGTCTTTAAGGCCCGTAGATATTCCAGCTATTTCGCTGCCTGAATTAATGCGCGCTTCTAACTCATCAATAGCTGAACCAATAGCAGCTTCAATCGAGTAATCTGATTCATTGGTACAAAGCTTTTCAGATACATCACCCAAGCGCTTTTCAGCGTTGCCAAGTATCTCAATTACATCAGAGCCGTCTGAGTTGTAGCACTGCTCTTGAATGTCATGTGTTGCAGCAATTGCCTGGCGCTGTAGCGAACGATTGCGAACTGTATTCGCATAGGTCATAAGATTCGCTGTTGAAGGAACATTTCGCACCAGTTCGTAAACGTAAGTGTCACCACCAACGTCTTCTAACCACTGCTTGTGCATCAGGAAATCAGGCAAAGTGATTAAGTCTACTGCGCGGCCAGAACCAATCATTTCAGTGATAGCGCGGTAAATCAGGCCATGCGCACGGCTGTAGAAATCCCCATCGTTTAAAATTGGCGCTACAGCATCAAACAACTCGTTATTGCTTAGGATTGCACCTAGTACGCCTTGCTCAGCTGTCGGACTGTGCGGCGGGATTCGAAGTGTTTCAGAATTACTCACGCTTGTTCCCTCCACTGCTTGTTTGAAAGGAATTTAGCAGGCCACATTTTTTCGTGATTGAAGTAATCAGATGTTTGGTTAGTGCCTTGCTTGCTGGCAATGTCTTGGTGCGCTTCTAGTGCAAAGGCGCACATCTGGTTAACTTCGGCTTTGAATGCTTCAACACCTATGCGGTTGATGTAGCTGTCAGTGAAAAGCTTTGCAAAGTTGTTGGTGTAAGTCTTCTCCTTCGGAGCTTTGTTTTTAAGACCTACAAGGTCTTTGCATTCTGCCCATTTCTTCCAGAAGTAATTGAATGCGTTTTTGCGAAGTTCAGAGTGCACAGGCGGGGTCGCAGACCCTGCATAATTTTTATTATTGTTAAGATCATTATTGTTTTCTTGGTCACACGATTGGTCACACGATTGGTCGCTACCACCATTCAAGCCCTTTATTTCTGCGGTGTGTGGTTGGTCACTTGATTGGTCACTTGATTGGTCGAATTTTTGCCATTTTTTCCAGTTAAGGAATGTAACTCTTTGACCAACGCTACGCTGACCGCGCTTTATAGTTTCACGGCTAATAATGCCAAGTTGTTCAAAGCTGGCAAGAACGCGCTTAACTTTTGAGTCATTAATACCTTGCTCAACAAAATGCTGGCGCTTTGTGAACAATTGACCCGGGTGAAGGAACACAGGAACGCCGTCAACTTCAATCTTACGACTCTTGTGTTGAGCATCTAATAGCATATCCAAGAACATGCCTCGAGCTATTAAATCGGTGTAGAAAGGCTGTTTCTTAATATCGCGCCATAGGCTTATATAGCCGTTCTTGCTGGGCATTACTCGCTGCCCCTCATGTAATTGATAGACATTGGCTTGATTACCCATTAGCTTTCGCCTCCGCTGCCAAGATGTTTATAGTTGCATCCAGCTCAGCTATGAGGCGTTCACAATCAGCAGCTGTAAGACGTAATACCTTACCCACCTGATTGGTTCGCAAGAACACTTGGCCACCCTGGGCGGCAATGGTGTAATTGGGGTTGTTAAATTTGGTTAATTCACTCATAATTACCTCGAACTTAGTTGTTCAAACCCCGCTAATTGCTTTCGTCGGCATGCGGGGTTTTTTATTTCCTGTAACAATCACAAATCTAAATGTGAGTGTTTTTGGTAACCCGTAACGTGGGCTAGTCGGACTTTCTAGGCTGGATTCCGTTGTGCTATCCCACAACCTCATAACGGCTTACCAGCATGCCTACACGTCTTTCCGTAGTGTCAAAAGCGCCGACTGCATTTGTGCAATCCGCATAACGCTTTGAAAAAGAGGTTCAGACTTGAGTGACGCCCCGCAAAACCTTGGGTTAAAAACCTCTTTATCAAAACGCCCTATTTCTAGGAGAGCTTAATTCTCAATTCTTAATCCCAAAGCCCATCAATTTGATTGTTAGGGAAATGAACCCAGCTATTCTCACTTCGCTGTTTTCTAAGCTTTTCGTTAAGTTGCTCTGTTGGCATACATATCTCCTTGTTTAGTTTTGGTGCCCTACTCTCGTAAGGCTTGATTAAGGTAAGCGCCATTACAGCGCCAAATTCATTGCCTTATCCTCTTGCCGATTTAAAGGATTTAATCTTCATAAATCGCTTCTCTTGCACCGACTTAACCCCAATTAAGGGGCTTGTGGTCTTGTCTCTCCAAGTGTCACCCGTTTATCGCCACCATTCAGGTCACTGGCCCATGTCCGGGGAAAACCGACCCCCGTTTGGCTTGCATGCATACTTTGTCTGATTGTCCTCACCTTATTGGACTGAGGTTCAAGCGGTACAATCAGGACGCTTAAAGCGCTGCAGCTGACGCTATGAAATTAAAAAAACGGCTACTAACTTCGTAGCCAAAAGTCTCGGGAAATTAAGCAGCCCTTCTCATTGGCTCATGATCAGGCTTTGGGGTTGTTTTACGGTTTGGGAAAGTGATTACTTTGCTCATGCTACTTGCTCCTTACTTATTAGGGACTTTTGAGTCCCTCAAAATATTCTTTATAGCCATTGATGATGGGCAAATGTCGGTTAATACAGAGCCAAGACCTTCAAGCATTGCTCGTTGCGCTGCTTCCTCAAGACTTACGCCAAGCTCATCTGCATGTTTTTGTAGTAGTTCTAACTCTTCGTTACTGAGCTCTATTTTTTCTTCGGTCATCATTGAGGGCCTTAAAAAGTCTTAGATGAACCCTCTTTGGGTTCTTCGTTAATGTTCTAAGCTGCTGTACGCTCTTTACTTCCGAACGAAACAGACTCTTTTAGGCCACGCATGAAAATGTCACGAACAATTACCGCTTTTTGTCCGCCAGTATTTTTTACCAGCGCTTCAAGCAAGTCATTAACGTCATCATCTAAACGAACTTTGACTTCGTTCTTTTTGATTTTTCTTGGGTCTGCGTACATAGCCTTTATCTCCGTATTAACTGGCTTTTTTGTATTCTTCAGGTGGGTAAATATCAGGGCGCAGCTCATATCGAGGTGTTCCTGTAATTTTTTCAAGTTCAATAACTCTGTTTGCGGGTATTTTTGTTCTGAACCAGAGGTATACAGCTTGCTCTGATATATCAAAATGCTTCGCAATATCTTTTGGGTTCATGTCGGATCCTATAAATCATTACTTTATAAAGCGTAGCTTTATGGAAAACAAATATCAAGTAATTTATGATTAAAGAAACACTTTATGAAAGACGCGGTATGAGCAAAGAGTTAGGAAAGCGGATAAATGAGGCGATCCTAAGGTCGTCATATTCTAAAGCTGAAATTGCGAGGACTTTCGGAATAACCGCTCAAGCTGTAAATGGCTGGGTAACCACAGGTAGGATAAGTAAGGAGTTATTAATAGAATTAGCTAACCTCATAGGTGCAAACCCAAATTATTTGTTATTTGGTTACAATACAAAAAGTGACGAGGTTGGCTTAGGAGATAACGAGGTCGCCTTGTTTCTCGATGATAACCAACGCGATTTACTAAAGGCTGTTGCAAAAATGCATGGTGTTTCTGAGAATGAAGCTGCGCAGATTGCAATGAGGAAAGGTATTGAAAATTATAAAAATCGTGAACAAAAAGGTGGATCAAAGCAGAGATTTAGCATAGGTGATATTAATTCAGCTATAGCGGTCAGCTCACCAAGAACAACAGCTATACTCAATCAAATAAATCATCTGATTGATGAAGGTATTGAACTGTCAGAACAAGAAGAATCAATTATAAAATCAATCTTAGATTCGGTTAAAAAGCGCCAGAAGGAGTAGGTGTAGTAATGGAAGTGAATTTTGGAACAGTTACAGGAACGCCAAGACCACTAAGTTTAAAAACTGCAAATGCTGTTTACGTTGGTCAAATTATTTTAGGTGACGGCAGCTCCAATAGAGCTTACATCAAGAGAGTTTCACCTGAAAAAATTGCTATTGAATATGCAATTGCAGAGTTAACCAATCAGTGCGGTTTGAGCTCTCCTAAACCTGTAATTACTAACTGGCATGGTGATATCGTTTTCGCGAGTGTAGACGCAAATACTCCTTCTCTGTTTAGTCTGGCAAAGATGGGGGATGAGAAATCGATATTGCGAGCAATAAACAACACCGAAACTATAAATAAAGTGGCGAGCTTTGATGAGGTCATAAGCAACCCAGATAGAAATCAGCAAAACATACTTATCAAAGGCGATGGTGATGTAATTCTTATCGACCACGAGTGTGCGCTCTCTTCAGAAAAAGACAGGCCTACGGACAAGAACCAAATTCTTGAAATGTTAAAAGGAAATATTCACCCAGGTGATCAACTCAATATGCACAGAGCGTTTAAAGATATTGAGAAGCACATAAGCGCTTTTGAGTGTATTTCAACGTCAGATGTTGCAAATTTACTCTACTCAGTTAATATTTTGAATTATGAGCAGCGCGATTTGTTCATTGAATATATTGATTTTCGCGTTGCAAATTTAACGCAGTTATTGAAACAGCAAATGGGTATAACTAGCCAAATAGGGTTAAATTTCAGTGCTTAAAGTAAGTGACATGGAAGGTATGTTTCCGAATCTGCCGAAGGCGAGCGGAGAATACAAAACTGTTTTTATAGAGCCGATAGCACTTTCTGGGGAAAGGTTAGCCGCCTGTACAATCGCTCGCCTTTCATCTGGTGAGTATAAAGTTATGCAGACCATTCCTAGCGCAACACTTATTTGCATGTACGGCGCGCAAGCCAAGGCAATGGAAGGTCTTATTCGCACAGTTATAAATGATGCCGACACTTGGCTTAGCAACAATTACCCTCTTTTTGATTACCAACCACCGTTTTCCAACACATTTAGTTCTGAAACGCATAGTTTGAATGCCGATAATATCGAACAACTTTTAAAAGCATCTATTCAAAATACCGCCTCTCTCGCTCCGCTCAACTTCGAAGAAGAAGAGCCAGAAATTGTCGAGGCACGTAGAGGAAGCGGAGGGCTAGCAAAAAGATTCGTAGCAAAGGTCAAAGGTTCCGTTATAGATTTATCACCAAATTTAAGTAAAAATTTTAATGTGAAAATTGGCGGCATGCATAAATACCATTTTATTGGGAATGGTTATGCAGCAAACTTGGGGGCTATGAATCCTGCAATGCCCTATAATTCAGTTAACGAAGCGAAACGGTTGCTTTGGGATCTTGCGGTTGTAGACCAATATGATTGGACTATAGAAAAGCAAGAGTTGATTATATATATGCCCGAAGACGACAATATCACCTACAGCAAAAAGCAGTATCAAAATGCCAAAGATACACTTGCTAGATTTGAAGATGAGGCCGATCAAAAATCCATAAGGTTAATCACAACAAGCTCCTCTGTTATTGCCAGAGATAGGTTAATAAAAGCAGCTTGATTTTTATATTAACCTGACAGATTGAACCAACAAGGGACTGCACATATATAAACGATATAGGTTTAATTTTAGGGCGCTTACTGTATAATGCGCGGCCTTAAATCACGGAGGTGTGTTATGGATACCAGAAGTTTTTAAAGAACGGATTGCAGAACGTGACAGCGAAGATAAGCTATTAAAAATCATTGGTAGCGATATCGATAATCATAGAAATATTGAAGAAGTTCCATCGAGCATATTTACTCGCATGTCTGCTATAAAAGCCAAAGCGCAAAAGAGAAGTTGATTATGAAGCTTAATGACATTCAAAAACGATTTTTAGCTGGCGTTGGCTCTGTTTTTGCGATTATGCCATCAACGAGCTATGCTGACTTTACTCCTAGCCATGATGCAAAAGAACGTATGGACTCTTACTGGCAAGACACAGGGAAGCACCTCAGAGTGGCTTTAAATAATTATGAGCAAAAGCAGACACACCGCAAACAGAAACAACCAACAACAACAACAACAACAAAATAAGTTACAATCTATCGCCACTAAGGTCGAGTACAACGGCCCTATCCCGCCTGCTTCTGAAATGGCGAAATACTCTGAAATTTTAGCGAGCGCTCCTGAGAGGATTTTGTCGATGGCAGAAGAAAGCCAAAGACACGCCAACATGATGGATGTAAAAGCTATCGACGCACAGCGCAGAGAAATTAGGCGCGGCCAAGTATTCGGACTCATCGTGCTGGGGGCTTTTTCCTCTTCTGCTTACATTGCCTATTTAGGGCATCCTAGTGTATCTGCCGTTATCGGCGGCACGACTATTGTTGCAATTGCAACGGCATTCATACTAGGTAGAAAAATTAAATGAAGCATTTTTAGCATTGTATGGGTAGCTTTGAGTCGAAGTTAGATAATATTGATAAAGCACTCTCAGAACTCAAGTCAGACTCTAAAGATAACAACGCGTTATTAGGAAAGTTAGAGAAAAAGTTGCTGTTTGCATCCGCATTCCTCGCTGGCGGCATCTTGGTCGGCGGCTTTCTAGTGAGCAACTTTATTGATGGAAAATTTAATTCAGTCATTAAAAAGATTGAAGCCGCAGAGAGCACGAAGATAGATAAAACCCCAAAATCAAAGAAATCTGAATAACCCCCTACCTTATTTGAAATTATAAAACCGCCAACAGGCGGTTTTTTTGTGCGCTGAATAAAATTCATAAAAAATAAAGTAACGCTTTAATATTGACCTTTAAATAAAGCAATGCTTTAATGTATTGTAAAGCAGTGATTTATAAGGTGCCCCCATGTCCACAACATTCAAAGACCTTTTAGGCATTCAAAAGCGCGAAATAGTCAGCGCAATGGCTAAAGACCTAGAGCGCGGTAAACGCTTCATCTGGTCCAACAGCGCAGCTAATAAAGTGACATTGAGCAAAGATAGCGACTCAGCCATCTCGATTTCTACACAATTTGATGCTGAACGAGGCCTTGAAAGCGCGTTAACCATATTCAATCGCGCACCTGATGGTTACGAACTGGCCGACTTCTTACCTTACGAGAAGGAGTTAGCAGCGTGAGCGATTTAAATTCACAAGAGTTCCCAGTGCACCTTACTGAAACGGAACTTAAAAACCTTAATCGCATGTTCAACATCATCGGCGAAGAAGCGCTTAAAGCAAACTACTTCACCAAAAGCGACATTGAAGATGTTTATTCAATTCTTGAGAAAGTTAGAACAGCTATGTTCGAAGCGGAACTTGATGAGGCGATAGCATGATTACCTTCATAACCGCTCTATTCCTGTTCGCATTCATGTTTATTTTCGCGTTCTTTGTGCGTGTTTTAACAATGCCAGGAACAGACAAGTGATATTTGCAACTTTAACCACCCTTTTCATTGGCTACTGCTACGCATGCTTTTGCGTTGTGAAGTCGGTGAATGGGATTGATTGGAATTAACTAGCGCCCCCGAAGGGGCACAAACCACTGGCTACTGAGTTTTGGACGGACATAGCAGCCAACAGCATGAGGATAATAACCCATGGAAATAAGACCGGCAACAAATCAACCAGGCATGTTCTACCTGATTTGGAATGATTCAGGTGTAGAGGGTGGCCCACGATTTACCAAAATCGAAACTGTTGATGGTAAGCCATCACAGGACGCAATTCTATTGAACGGCATGCAGCGCGTAGAGACTCTGCACATTCAACGCAATGCTGTTACACCATTCTTTGACGCAGCAGCTGACGCAGGCGTTCCTGTTCATGCTGAGGTTATCAGTCAAAGCAACCAGCTAAAGGAGGCTTGCTAATGTTTAGGGTTTACGGGGTAACAAAAGAAACAGCTAAAGCTGCTGCAGAAAAGAAGTTTAAGAACCTGCCTTTTAAAAAGCGTATGGAAATGTCACCTGCAGAAGCTGAACAGTTCATCCAAGAGGAAGCAGTAGAAGCATTTAAAAAGATGAAGCCCGTTGTAATAGGCAAGCCTTTAGATGCACCTGAGTTCGCACAGCAACTGATTGACCTCACAAAAAAAACGACAGAGAGCCGTTCGTTAGAAATACGCATCAACGCGCCTCAGTTAAACAATTCGGGCGGTTTGGTTATCAACAACACCACCAAAAAGCCGAAGATGGGCTGGGAGAAATACGACCCATCAAAAGATTATGCAGCGATATTCGACCGTGTAGAAGCAGCACGCGAAGCAGCCATTAAAGGAGTAGCAGCATGATCGTATTTAAGAAGCGTAAACACGCACAATCTTTTTGCAACTCAGCAAACCAATTTCCTTGGTTCAACCTAATGGTGCAAGCAGTGCCCGGTGGATGGACTCTTACCCGCGCTTCTGGCGTGAACAACTCAGTAAAGGCTTGACAATGGCAACAAAAGGCGTAAACGCGCCAGAGGCAAAGCTTTATCTTAGCGGTCTTAGTATACCGCAAGTAAGCGCTGAAACTGGCATACCTTTGTCTACTCTCCGATTTCGCTTTAAGAAGCTAGGAATCCTCAGAAGCAGAGAGGAAGCAGTAAAGATGGCAGCTGATGATGGGCGCCTAGGGTCTGGCATGAGAGGGAAAAACCGGTCATTTTCTGACGACCATAAAGAAAACATTCGGCAGAGTTTGCTGCAGCATGGAGAGAAAAACGCCAAAGGTACAACTTTGAAGCCTAGTGGCTATGTAGAGTATACGCGTGGGCCGCGCAAGGGCAAAACTGTCCATGTCGCTGTGATGGAAGCAAGGTTAGGAAGAAAACTTAAAAGTGATGAAGTGGTTCACCATATAGATGGGGATACGCAGAACAATGACGAAAATAATCTCGCACTATGTACTCGCTCAGGGCATGCGAGATTGCATAGGTTTGAAGACAAGCTGCAAGGGAAGTCTTTAAAGCGAAACAGTAAAGATCAGATACTAGGAGAGAAAAATTGAATGATTTAAACCTTTGTCAGTTTATAGGGCGAATGGGTAACCCAGCAGAAGTTAGATACATGCCAAATGGTAAAGCGGTAGCTAATTTCAGTATTGCTTGTAACCGTTCTTGGAAAGATCAGCAAGGACAAAAACAAGAAAAACCTGAGTGGATTAGATGTACTGCCTACGGCAAGTTGGCAGAAATAATAGACCAGTATACAGAGAAAGGATCACAGCTTTATGTGAGCGGAAGACAGTCGACCCGTAAATGGCAAGACCAGCAAGGCAACGACCAATACACCACCGAGATTATTGTTGATCAGATGCAAATGCTTGGTGGGCGTCAAGGGGGTGCGCAGAACGGGCAAGGCTTTCAGTCAATGGGTAATAACGGAAGCGGAACGGCTGGGAATAATGCTGGACAGCCTAGCGGATCACGCGGGGCCAACAGTGGCAACCAATCAAATAACGGACGCGGTAGCCAGGGTTCGCCCCAGAATGGGATGAATCAACGTGGTAACACTCTACCAATGGCAGAGCCCGACTTTGATTTTGATGATGACATACCTTTTGCCCGGTTATTCATGCAGCACCGCGCAATGCACTTAGCTTGTTAAGGAACGATGATGATTTTTAAAAACGCAAAGATTTACACACTAACTCAACCGCTAACTATTACTAGCGAAATTCTTGAACATTTCTTAGGTAAATATGAATTTCGCCATTGTGGAGCGCAAGACTTGGCTACGATGGGCTTTGCTCGCTGTATTGGTGGTTTGTTCGCGCATGTTGCACAAGGCATGTTCACTATCCGTATTCAGAAAGAAGAAAAGCTTTTGCCAAGTAGCGTAATCAATCAAGAGCTTGAAGAAATGGTTGAGCGCATCGAAATGGAAACAGGTGCGCCGGTTGGCAAAAAAGCAAAGGCTGATATAAAGCAAGAGATTATCACCAAATTGCTGCCACAAGCTTTCACTAATCGAAAAAGCACTTACGGCACAATCATTCCTGAAAGCAATCTTGTGATTGTTCACGCTAGCTCAGACTCTCAAGCTGAAGCTTGGCTTGCTATGGTTCGCAAAGCTATTGGTTCACTTCCCGTTGTTCCATTTGCTCGCCGCAGCATTCAATCTGAACTGACTCACTGGGTTACCGACACCACGCCTGACACCATCAACCTGTTAGAAGAAGCAGAGTTAAAAGCTACGGATGATACGGGCGGTCTAGTGCGCGTGAAAAACCAAGCGCTTGACACTGATGAAGTAATAAACCATTTGGACGCTGGCAAGCTGGTTCAGAAAGTAGCGTTTGAGTATGACGAGGCTTTCAGCGCCATTCTTTGTGAAGACGGTTCAATTAAGCGCATCAAGTTAGCTGATCGCGTTCTTGAAGAAAATGACGACATTCCTAGCGACCAAGCAGAAGCGCGTTTCGATGCTGATGTTTATCTGTATGTAAGTACCCTGCTCGGCTTTATAAAGTTGATTGATGCTGCATTTCAGTTAACCGAAGAAAGTAGTAGCCAGCCTGCCTCTGATGAAGTTGAAGAAGACCAGCCAAACCCTTTCGTAAACAGTGAAGGTAAAGACGTTTTCTACGATGAAGCGGTTGAGTTCGTGCGCGAGACAAGACGCGCATCAGTTTCAGCAGTGCAACGCAAATTTAAAATTGGCTTCAACCGTGCCGCTCGTTTAATTGAGCAGATGGAAGTCGAAGGCATTGTAAGTAAGCCAGGTCATAACGGTGCACGTGAAGTGCTAGTTCCACCTAAAGCCGCTTAATCAGTTTAGGAGCCCCTTCGGGGGCTAAGGATAAACCATGAACTTGCAACAAAAATTAAATAACGCTACTTGTTTCAGCAGTAACGGAGAAGACTGGTCCTCTGACATGGATGACCTGATCCACGATTTAGAAGCGCACGGAAAAGAGGGAGAAATAGTTTCGTTCTTTATCGCCAACAAAAAGACTTTCACACACGCTGACTTTATATGTAATGCATTGGAGCGCGCAATAGAAGACGCCGTAGAACAAGCTTATGACGAAGTTGGGGAAGTTGCAGAAACGTACTTGAACAAGGTCGATACACCTGATAACGAAGCTGAATTCAAACAACTTGTAGCTAATTTTCTCCAAGAGAAATCTGGTGATGTAAACATTTGGCAAGTTATCAACGCGCAGGAAGTTGTAGCTATCTGGAATGGTAGTGACCTTGATGAATACACAATAGATAAGCCAGATGGAATTGAAGATTGTGATATTCAAAATCTAAAGCACATGCTTGGAGCCACTGAAGAGCCTTCAAAGTGGGGTTACAGAAATTACTTTGCGGCAGGAGGTGAGGACGTAAATTCAATGGAGAGACTTGCGAAAGCAGGACTTGTTGTTAAGCGGAATAATGCGGTAACCGATAATTTGTACACCGCAACAGTTGCTGGCTGCCAGTTGCTCAACTTTAACCAATCAATGATTGATTACGCTTTCGATAAATAGGCCCTTCTAATGACCACAATCATAATAAACAACAAGCCAATACGCATTCATGCCACTGTGGTAGCACGTGTTCAGAATCTACTAGAAGCGGGTGAAAGTATTGAAAAGGTATGCCAGAAAACAGGGCTTTCAAAAGGCCGTGCATCGGCATTAATCGACACTATTCAAGGTCAAGCACAAATGGGGAGAGTGGCGTGAGTGAATTACAAGACATGCTTCGCGTACAAGCGAGGCTTCACAGAAAGCAAGGTGCTAATGCCTTGGGTGATTTGTTCCAATCTGCCGCTCTGGAAATTGAGATATTAACGGAACGCCTAGAAAACCCGCAAGGATTGCAGGAATTGATTTGCGTTGAGCAAATGAAAGAAATTTCTTTGCCTGAAATACATCGAGCAAATCAAAAGCTTCACGAACAACTAGCAAAGGCTAATGAGCGTGTGAAGGAGCTTGAAAAAGGCAATAAGTCATGCGCTGTTGCTATACGTGAAATTATAGCAAAAGGAGATATAGGGCCGCTTCTTGTTACTGGACCAGAATTAGACGAAATAGTAAGCAAATTCGCCATAGAGACTCGCGCTAAGGCTTTACAGTCTTTGTTAAACAAAAAATGTCCTGTTTCTGGTTACGTCATACGAGACAAAGAAAGCCGTGAAATTATTGCGGAAGAACTAGAACAACTACGCACGGAGCAAGCCCAATGATTTATTTTGCGATAGGCATAACAGCGCTGGTTTTTGCTGGCTTTGGTTTCTCATTCGGTCTTTTCGGTAGACTGGCTTTGTGGATAGCCGCTGAATCTCGCGTCTCTTACACATGCAAATACAAGCCTCTTGATGACAATAACGCTCAATTTGAAACTAGCTGCGGTAAAGAGTTTTTTAACGCTGCGGATGATGGTGATTATGTAACAACGTGGCTTAACTACTGCCCTTATTGTGGCGGTAAGGCTAAGCAGCTACGCAAGGAGCAAGAGTGATGATAGCAGATAAGCTTTACGTGTTTTTTTACTTCATACTTTCATCGGTTTCAATAGCAATTTCGTTGTACGTGTGTTCCACAAAATATGAGCAATTTTGGGTGTTTTACGCAGTACTGTTTTTTTGTTCGGGGTGTTTTTTCTGCTTTCTTGCTGTTAGTAGAATAATGGACATTTTAAATTTTCTTTGTGTCGGAACCTTAGAACAACTACGCAAGGAGCAAGAGTGATGGGTAAAGGTTATATTGATGTTTCTAAGTTAAAAACCTTTAGCTTAGATGATCTGTCTGGCAGGACGGTATCTGTTCGATGCTTCAGAGATTGCTGCGAAGGTATGCAAATTCTTATGGCTTTTGACATTGAAACTAACGAAAGCTTTTTAATTAAAATTGAAAGGCTTCCTAATATTGGTAAGGGGCAAGCCAATGACTAATCAAGAGATCTTAGCTAATGGGCCTGAAGGCTGGACGCATGTTGCAATTGTTGAAGAACACGCTCACTACTGCAAGCTTTCAGATGGAGTTATGCGCGATAAGTTTGTTGGCGTAAAAGATATGTGGACTCAGTTTCAGGGGTTTGAAGACGTATCGCATTTTCGATCACGCGAAGACATTGAGCGCATCATTTATCTTGAAAGTGTATTGAAGGGGGGAGCAGCGTGAAATTAAACCACTTTAAGTCTATGTCAAAACTTCGAGCATTGTTCTACTTCGTAGTTTTCATTATTTGTCTTGTTAGTTCATATCACAGTATAAATGTGTACATTGAATGTGAAGGGGAAGTCCTGCGAGGCATGTTCAAACTTGTGTGTGTTGAGGGGGGCCAGTGAAAGCACTAACCCCCCAAGAATATGCCGATGAAGTATGGGGCGGCTCTGTAACTTCAAGAACGGTGCGCAATTGGATTAACGCGGGTAAAAAACTTAAAGGTGTTTCTCGCGTTGAAACTACGCCAACGGGAAGAATGGCTATATTTATGGAAGAAGAAACTCAATCAAACGTACAAAGTTTGGTTGATATGATGAGAGCAAAGCAAAAGGCAGCGTAGTAAATGGCACCGCGAAGAAGAAATATTAAAAATAGTGATCTACCAACTGGCTTAGTTGTAAAGGAAGTGCGAGGCGTTGAGCGCTTCCGCTTTCGTTACCCTAATGGCAAAGATTTCTATTTCCCCATTGGTACCAAAAGAAGGGATGCCATACAAGCTACGCTTACTTTTAATATGGAACTTCGTTCACCAGAAAAGCTACGCATGCAACGTGAAGATAAGTATAACCAGCCTCTTGATTATTGGTTGCCAAAAGTTAAAAAACGCATATTAGACGATACGCCATTAGGCGCCAATGCTAAGCAACAGTTCGAAAGTAATTATGAATTTTTACTCGAGCATTTTGGTGGTGTTTATTCTAAGTCGATCACACTAGAAACGGTTAACGACTTCTTAGCACTTGCTGCAGATGGAAAAAGTAACAACGTTTACAACAGAAAGCTTGGGTTCTTGCGCAAAATATTTAAGTACCTGGTAGATGAATCGGCAATGAAAGTGAATTTTGCCGAGCAAAAGCTTACTCGCACAAAAGAGAAGAAAAAGCGCCAACGGTTAAAGCTGGAAGATTTCAAAAAGATGCTGACGGCCAGTGCTGCCGATACAAATTTACATTGGTTAAATATTGCAATGCGCTTATCGCTGCAAACCACACATGCAACGCTTGAAGTAAGTCGCATGAAATACCGTGATGTAAAAGACGGGCATATTCGTATTCACCGTCAAAAGGTGCAGCATAAAGAAGCATCGCGGGTAGAGATACCAGTAACCGCCGAACTGCGAAAGGTTATTGATGAAAGCAAAGGGTTGCTATGCCCTTACATTGTTAACCGGGTTGGCCGTTATCGTGATCAAATAGGCGAAGGCTGTGATCATCCGTTCCAAGTTTCTAGCAAACATATAAGCCGTGAGTTTTCAAAGTTGCGTGATTCGCTTGGTATTGCTGCGAACCTAGAAAAAGATGAGCGCCCCACCTTTCACGAAATACGTGCGCTATCTATTCACTTATTTGATAAGGCGGGTATTGATCCACAATCGAGAGCCGCACACTCTGATGCAAAATCAACAAAGATTTACAAAGAGAACCATGTTGAATGGGTTCGTGTTCCAGCTGCTGAATTGAATATAGGGTGAAATATGGAAGTTAAGTTAGATGATGTTAGAGAGAGATTGATTAAAGAGATTGATGAGAAAATATCGGATTTGATGGGGGTTGCTAGTAGCGAATTAGAGAGCACGGCAAAATCAAGAGCGATAACAAAAGAACAGTATGAAGATATTATGGATAGGTTTAGATCTTCTATAAATCCTCTGACTCAAAAAAAGCTTGAGATAATAAGCACTGCAGCAAATTTTAGAATTACTCTTCGAAAAGATCACGACGCGGTGAAATTTATCACTACTGTATAA